ATCTTAAGACCTTTCTATTTTAGAAGTACAATTTATTATAACAGAAAATGGTAATGAGAGAAAAGGAGATGCTTAAATAACTTTATGTGGCGCGAATTGTCAAAACCTTTTTTCTCTCATTTTTTAGTGCTAAGACTACACAAAAAGCCTTAGAAAACCAAGGCTTTTTGTGCATAAAAAAATGCCCCCTACAGACTACAATTAACGTTTCACAGCGTTTCATAACGTTGATTTTTACTATTATACCAACGTTTTCACTTCTTGCTAGTTCTTACGTTTTCTGAATTCACGGAACAAATACGGAACAAACAAACTCTTTAAAAATGCGCAAAAAAACAAGCCTACCTCGAAAGGTAGGCTTGTTTTGATTATTCTTCGAAGTGAATAGCACCACTTTCATCTACGTAAATCGCAGCACGGTCAAGCATCTCTCCATTTGAATTGAAATAGTAATATTTACCATCAATCTTTCTCGCCTCTTTTGAGACCATGTCACCATTATCATTCGTACAATAGTACCATTTATCGAAGTACTGAATCCATCCTGTTTGCATTTCGCCATTGTTCTTGAAGAAGTACCACTTTCCATTGATGAATTGCCATCCAATAGCCATGTATCCACCTTGTTTCAACCAATACCAATAGCCTTCATCGTCCTTGAACCAAGTGTTTTCAAGCGTATATCCGTCCTTGTTGAATCTGAACCAGTTTCCATCAATCTTTTTCCAAGTATTTAATGGATATGTGCCATCTGGATTTCTGAAATACCATCCAGTGGAATCTTGAATCCATCCTTCTCTCACTACTGGTTTGCTTGTATCCGTTCCGTAAGGGAAACGAATGTATCCAACGATACCATCATAAGAACGTGTATTGAATCGAGCGGGACCACCAACTTCAAGGAAATTCCAGTTTCCATCGATGTTTTGCTCGATGGTCTTGAGCGTATATCCGTCTGAATCTTCAATAATAAGACCTGTATGACCGTAATCGATGCCATCTGCTGCCACGAAATGTTTTACAAAGATATCTCCTGCTTTTGCAACCACTCCAGGACCTTCATAAATCACTTCAAATCCTTGAGCCTTCGCAGAATCTAGTAAATTGATAGCATTGCCCGCCAACCACTTTCCGAAGTAATGATATGAGATGTAATTCGGCAAATCGGCACATTGAGTCCCATACCCCCCATCAGCATCCACACCTTGAGCTAATTTTGCAAGCGAAACAATAAAATCAACGACTTCTCTAACTGTTGCCATTTTCATTCCTCCTTCAAATAAAAAGAGGACTCGATGTGAGCCCTCTATGATCCGTAATCTTAACCTTCAATTTTCTTTAATTCGTTGAATCCATTTACGACAGATTCAATCAATACCTTCTTAGATTCGTCATCCAAGTTGATTCCAGCTTTTTCAAGCTCTTTCGTCAAGTTGTCAAATGCTGCTTGGAATTTGTCTTGGCTTGCACCATGCACATCCTTGAAGATTTGTTCCACAGCGTTCACAACCGTGTGAGTGATTGATTTAGCCAACTCATAGTGTTTAGCATCCGTTTTGGCTTTTAATTCGCTTGCTTTTGTTTGGATGAAACCTTTCAATCCAGTAAATGCTAGTCCTACTAATACGACTAATACGCTCACGATTCCATTGATGATTGTTTCTTGTAATTGTTCCATATTTAAACATCCTCTCTTGTTTGTAAATTGATTTCTGATTTTGATTTAATTGGCAATCTCAAGAAGATTTCATGTAAGTCATGGATTTCACCATTTCCCCCAAGATTCACATAAGCTTGATATAATTTGCCAATCTCACGAGCTTCTTCGACTGTTGTCCATCCTCTTTCGATAGCTCTCGACATTGTGTCGTATAGTCTGAATCTCGCTGTGGTTCGAATGCCTTCTCGATTGTCGTTTCCGATACTCTCGACCTTTTGAACATCCATTCGAACATCTTGGATTTGCTCTGCCATCCCGTCCAATCGATTCAAGATTTCGTTTGTATGTTTCTTGGATTGGACGGATATTCTAGTCGTAATCACGCTGACAATGCCACCTATTACAGCGATTACGACCGCATCGGATAGGAATGGATTCAACGTTCCATTACCTCGATGGCGATGGCTAGAGTGTTGATTTCTTGCTGCTTAGTGCTTACGCTTCTACTTTTCACTTCGATGGCATCTTGGATATTTTGAGCTTGTTGCTCTAATTTTGATTTTTCGACAGATTTGTCATAGATTTCTTGTCGAACTTCTTCGACTTCTCGTTCTAGTTGAGTCTTGCGAGTTTTTGCTTGTTCTAAATTCATTTTTATTCCTCCTAATCAATCTTGAATGATATTCCGTCTAAGCATAGCCAATTGCTTCTTACGTTTTGACTTGTGTAAACCGTTCCGTGAGTATTAATTCCTCCATAGAATGTAGTCCCACTTCCTGCGATTCCGACAAAATATACTGTCATGCTTGGTTTGTATCCGTCCGGGAGATAGAAGATAGTTCCTGCACTTCCATCTCCACCTTGACAACTTCCTCTAATCAATACAGTTCCATCAACTTGTTTCGTGTATTGAACATTTCTTTCGCCTTGATACGGCTTCCATCCACGTTGAAGAGTTGCCGTTTTCCATTCGCTTACGCTCCCGCTAGGAGTGAATATAACCCATGGCTGCCATCCTGTTATTGGAGTCTTACGCCTCATGTAAATTACATTCGCATCATATGGCGTATATGTTTGCATCACGTAATTCTCATCAGTAGGATGTGTATTCACTTGGATATATCCATATAGTTGAGAGCCCGTCAAATTTGAAGGGAGGTCGCTCATCCCATGAGAGTAGAACAATCCTGTTTTCATCAAATTGTTTGCTGAACCTGTCATCTTGATGGATTTCCCATTGATTTGAGTAAGCCTTCCGACTTGCACGAGCTCGTTATGCGAATAGATGTCACCCTTGGCATCGATTGTCCCTCGTTCCCATACCTTACCGAATCCAGTCCCTTTTGGAGTTCTACATTGAACCAATTCTTCAGGTCCAACGATTGGAGCTGTGAACGTGAAGCTTGCATAAGCATCCGAGATTGTTCCTTCTACAATCCAAGCCTTGTCAGCCGAGAACGTTCCAAACAAGTCCGCATTTGAGTTTGTGACTGAGTTAATCACTCGTGAATCAATCCCACCACCAGCGTTCTCAGTGAAGTAGCCATCGTAAGCAGGCTTGACCTTGAATTTCAATCTCATTGGATTCTTTTGCACACCATCAATAATGAGTGGTGCGATTTTAGCTGTTCTTCGAACTACAATCGTTTGTTGGTCTCCACCACCTCGAACCGCTTCAAATGTCAGCATAGGAGCGAAGTATTGAAGCACCTTGATTGGAACTGTCACTATGTTGGATTTGAGCCCTCGACTATCAATCACATAGGCTTGGACTTGAAAGTCACCGTAATTCTTGAAGAATTGGAATGTGCCACCATTCGAGGTGATTGACATCTTTTGGTCTACAACCTCAGCGTAAAAGTTTTTGATTGTGGATCCGTAAGTGCCCTCCATCCCTTGAAATTGACAAACCATTTCCGAGAACGTTTGAACGAACGTGTTTTTGCCCACAATGTCTTTTGTTGCTTTTGCCTTATCCGTCAATTCGATAGTTTGGAGTTTAGGCTGCGTATTAGCTGGTAGTCCTATATACCATCCGTTACTATACTCATCACGCCCAATTTGACTCTCGCCATCGAATGTACGAACGCAAATATCAAACGTGCTTGATACCACATTGACATTAAGCCTTGCATTCTCCGGAGAAGGCGTGAACTTAACAGTTGTACCGATGTTTTTGCCAAGGTCAATCCAATCAGAACCCCACACTTTGTACCAAACTTGGTGCGTGAAGTTCTCGACCTTACGTTCAATGTTGATGGTCAGTTCCTCTCCAAGAGCACGCTTACCTTCAACCGATGCAATGGTGGACATCCTTGGAATCTTGGTGAATGTTTCTGTGAAGTTAGTACTTAAAGCCCCAACGTACCATCCATCGTATGTGATTCCTTCTGTTGAACCTGACCAAATAGAGATTTTACGTGTCGCTTGTCCATCATCATCGTGATAAACTCGGAAAGTTAATCGACCAAGAGATTTTTCTGAACCAGCAATAAACAAGTCTCTAACTTTCACGTATTGCGTATCACCAGCGAATTGAACGCCTAAATAAGCACCGTAGGTCGGGTCAAATTCGATTCGATACCCCCCAGGGTCGTTCCCAATCCATAGGTCGATAGCGACATCCGAATAGTTTTCAGCAATATTTTGAGATAATAGATTCACGTTATATCTTGCGTATACGTGCCAGTTACCATTGAAATATGTTTTTCCCATCGTCTACCTCCTTTCCTACGGACCAACGTATCGAATTACGTTGTATTTTGGATTAACGTTGTATTGTGATTCAACATAGTAGCCAATTTGAATTGATTTTGTGAACACCCCGTTGTCAATATGAATTACCCCTTGCGAGATGCTCATGACTTCTCGACCACCACTCATCATCGATATTCGATTGTCAGATACAAGAATCGAGCTATCACCTTGAGGATTCCCAATCGAAAGCCCTTCATTCCCGAATTTCATGTTTCTATCAATGGCGTTCCAAATGGCGGTCATAGAGCCTAAATCGTTTTGAATCCCAATCATGCGTTGAGAGAGAGCCACAAGCTCATCTTGAGCTTGTTTCCGTTCTGATTCATTTGTCTTAACAAACGCTTCATATTTAGCCTTCCACTCCAAGACCGTCTCAAGAGTCGCTTTTGCCTTCATTTCTTGCATCATGACAAGTTGTTGGTCTTGTAAATGCTTCAATTGGTCTTCTGTGATAAGCTTGTCAGCCTTCATCTCAAGCTTGGCTTCGACTTCTTTGATTGGCTTTTTGAAATCTTCGACATTGGAAACGTCAATAAAAACTTTTCCATCACGAACGCCTAATATTTCTTTTGTTCCATGGACTACACGTACGCGGTTTAAATCTATTGAACCGGCTACAATCTTATTTGCGTTTAATTCGATAATCTGTGCAACTGCTGCACTTATCTTTTTCGCGATCACTTCATCAGTCGTAATCTTACTGATGATGCGTTCCATGTCTGCAGTATCTGCTTTTTTAACCCAAGCACCGTTTTGACGTTCGTACAATTCTACATATCCGCCGTTTGGTTTAAACCAGGTATCACCATTCTTAGGATTTGTTGGTTCTGTAACATCCGAATAGACATTCCCTTGACTTGTAATCAATGTGTTTAAGTACTCCACTTGTTGCGTTAGTGTTCCCTTATACTCTTTGATTCCTTGAGAGGTAGTATTAGCCTTTCCGTGAGAAACTGCGCTAAAACCGCCGTTAAACGTCAATTTTTGCGACAATATAGGAAGGCTTACAAATTGCCCGTCGTATGATTCAACACTTATCCATTCTCCGGCTGAAATAGCCATATCGCCCTGCCATTTTAGATTGAATGGGTAGAAGGTAATATATCTCAGTTCGTTGTATACACGATTCAATATCGCTTGCGTCATGATAGGGTTTTTGAATTCAACAATATTCCCTGTTTCTGAACCTTCGCTATATACTATTTTCTTGTTTGAATCTGTCGTAACTTCGTTTTTTGCACCATTTACACGGTATAGAACCTCATTCTTTTCCAATCCGTTCAAATAGTAGTTCGATTTAGGTACTCGTCTATTTGAGTTTGTCAGTTTAATAAATTCCAACCGTCCTAAACGGTCAAAACGTACAAAACTATTGTTTAATTGAGCAATGTAGACTAGAGCCTCACGCATAGTTGTCTTTTCTAACTTCTTCATGACTGGATAATCCGCCACTAGTAAATTTGGAGCTAAGACTGTATCCGTCAATCTCGCTATTTCTTCTACAATTGCTCTAGTGTTGCTAGGATATGACAATGAACTGTTGTAAATCCCGTTCATTTTGTACATTCCGTCCTTGAAGGTTATCTTTGTACGTTTGCTATTCCGGTTTATTACGACATCTTTTACATAGAACACGCCTAAAGGTACTTCTTCGAATTGTTCGCCAACTAATAAAGACACGTAAGGTTTTCCCTCCGTGTCTTCCGTTATTCCTTCTATAACCCGCCCGATTTCTACATCAAACATATTCATGTAGCCACCACCAGGCGTGAATTTATCTCCTGTTCCTAATCCGTCATCCAGGTCAAAAGAGATAATGTCATTTACATCGTATGTCTGCGACCCAATGACTATTTTTCCATCAAATGTACGTGAAAGGTTTTGTATTGCTTGTTTATAGTTATCTGATACTTGATACATATACCCAACTACCTTTCAATAAAATTCATATTAAGCCCACTCCATGGCTTCATTTTTTCAGCCCAGGAATAAGCTGGGGCTGACCTATCCCCAACATAAAACGTTTTTGTCACTTGTCCTAGTTGAGGGTCCGGATAACTCACTTCAAAGAATTCAGACGTTACTGCATTTAGCAACGTCTGCATCTCCGCTTGAGTCAGCAATCCCCATTCACATTCCAATTTACGTTTAACAGCTACACGATCACGAATCATATCTCCTCGGGCATTACGCCCAGTTTCACCGTCAACGTCTGAAATGCCTGCTTTAAAAGATTTAGGAGCGACAACCGTCACTCCATTAATGATTAATGCCATCAAGCGTCACTCCTTTCTTAAACTTTCAATAGAACTCGTCCTTCTTGCTCGTGAGTTTTATTAATCTCATCGATAGCAAAACGCCCGAACTCTTTGTTGCCGATTTGAATAACAACTTCTTTGATTACTGGTCCATTGCTTCCTCCACCGCTATTTTGAGGCATGCGGTCCGCCACTTTAGAGGCTAGGTCAGTAATCCATCCTGTGTTATTTTCCAACGGCATAACTGCTTCTTTACCAGCTTCACCAACGATTGCTAATGTAGCACTATCAATAATCCCACCTTTAGCTAATCGTGGAAGATTTACATAGCCAATACTTCCAAGAGATACCCCTGGAATTTTGTTAATCAATCCAATAACGCCATTGATCATACCGATAAAGCCATTTACTACGTTTTCAATGGTTCCAAGAACTGCATTGACTGCATATCTAAACGCTCCGCCTACAGCACTACCGATTTTTTGACCTGCATTCACAAAAATGCTTTGTACAGTACTCCAAACACCGCTAAAGAACGCTCCAATACCACTGAACGCGTTTTTTACTGCGTTATAAGCACTACTAAAGATATTCCCAAACCACGAAGCGACTCCGCTTAAGATATTGGTCACATCATGCCAGCGAGCCCCAAACCATGAACCGATACCAGCAAAAATGCCAGTCACTAATGTCCACGCTTGGCGGAACATATTCCCAAACCATGTTGCAATTCCGTTTAGAGCGTTGACAACATCTTGCCATCTTTGTCCAAACCATTGACCAAATGGTTTAAATATATTTACGATGTTATCCCATGCTTGCTTAAACATGTTCCCGAACCATTGACCGGTTTGAGAGAATATAGCAGTCATTCCTTGCCACAATCCCGCAAAGAACTGACCAATAGAAGCACAAGCATTGCCTATAAAATCGCAAATACCTTGCCATACTTGAGAAGCAACCTGTGCCACAGTATCCCAGTTAGCTATCAGAGCAATTCCAATCGCTACTAATGCAGCAATTGCAGCAATTACTAATGTAATTGGACTTGTTAAAACTGCTAATGCTCCGTTAAGTAACCACGTTGCTCCAGCAGCTGCGGTTGATGCAGCAGTATGGAGTGCCATAGAACCTGCACTTACTACCCATTGGGTAGCTTGTGTTACTAAGGACCATATCAACTGCGCACTGTTTATAACGAAATCTTTCGCATATAGTGCAGTTAAATAAAGAGATTCCCCAAACGATGCAATCTTATCAATCGTTAAACCTTTGACTGCATTTACAACTAGAGTGAACGCTCCACTTAAACCGCCTAATTGCTCGATATAAGTAGCAAATTGCATTAGCTTCCAAACGCCAAAGAACGTACCTAATACTTTCGTGATCGTTGAAATAACGCCTGTGTTGTTTTTACACCATTCACCGATGACTTGTAATGCATCAGCAAGACGTTTAAGAACTTCTACTGCAATTCCACCGGTCCATTGTGCTATTGGGGATAGGAAGCTATCAAATAGCCATCCAAATGCATCTCCTGCACCTCTAAGTACGCCGTCTGCAATCGATACTGCTCCAGCTACTGCACGAATGAATTCAGGAACAACGTCTGAAATCGTGTAGCTTACTAAAGGACTCATTACGTTATCTAAGAACCATAGCAATCCTTCTCCGATGGTAATCGAGAATGGAGCTAATGCATCCCAGAATTGACGTAAAGCCTCGTTAATCTTTGGAAAATCGATATTATTCAGTGTTTTAGTAATAATATCTATAAACCTAGGCAAACCTTCTCCTAACACCCATGTTCCAACAGGAACTAAGAAGTGTTCATAAAAGTCGATTAGGCCTTGAGCTATAAATTGCTTCAATGGTTCCAAGGCTTCTGCTAAACGTCCAAGAGCTTCGATTGTTGGTTGTAACAATTCTTTTAGCTTTTCTAGGAACTTAACGATAGGTCCTGAATCTTCTTCGTTGAAAGAGTCGGAGAACGATACTTTAGGAAGTGTTAACGCTCCACCGCCTGGGTTTCCGCCACCTCTGCCTCCGCCTCCACCTCCTCCCCCGCCACCAGAGCCTCCGCCGTCATCGCCGTTGTCTGATTGCTTCTTTAGGGAGTTGATTTCATCGAATTTGAGTAATCCTAGCATTTCTTTTGCTGCTTGTTTCGCAGCTTTACCGGCTTTACCGATACCGTCGCCTAGTTTTCCTGCGCCATTTCCTGCATCTCCTAGGCTATCCGCAATACCTCCTGCAGAGTTTTGCACATCGCTCATTGCACCGCCTAATCCACCACTAGTATTTACCGTCTTCCCAAATAAAAGTTGAGTAAATGTTGCTAATGCGCTTGTAGCAGTGTTTAAAAATGATGCAAAAGTATTTAACGCGGGCATGATCGCATTCAAAACAGGTAAGAACGCATTACCGATATTCAAAGCACTGTTTTTTAACAATGCAACAAAATATGCAAGGCTTGTTGTTGGGCCTTGCATAAGTGTATTACCGTATTTTTTAGTTGCTTGTTCTAAGATAGCCATCATTCGGATAGCTTGTTGCGTATTAAAGTCTAATTGCGCCCAAGAACGCCCGTTAGCTAATTGCTGGAACGCTTCCGTTGCTTCTAACATCGCCACGTTCACATTGATTCCTAAGTATTCAATAGCTTCCGTACTTCCTAGCATCCCGCTTCGAATACGGTTCATTACATCGTCCATAGTTCGCCCAGTTGCGCTTGCGATAATAGAAGATGTTTCAAGCATCTTGACTGTATAACCAGTCAATTGTTGGTTATCTTTGATAAAGTTACTAAACAGGTTAGAATAAACAGCACCGTACTTAATCGCATCGCCTTTAGCAATGTTATAAGCAATAGCGCCGTTATTCGCCCATTTTAAGAACGATTGAGAGCTTTCTCCCATGGTTCGTCTGATTTGGTTCATTGCTGCACTTACTTCCAAAGCCATTTGAGTGCCGTATTGACCAACTTTATATAAAGCTCCAGTGATCGCAGCGATTTTAATCACGTTCCCTAGTTTAGAAAACGTATTGTTTAACCCGTTGACCTTTTGAGTCACTTCTTTTTGAGCGTTAGCGGTTTGATTTTTAATATCTTCTAACGCTTTTTTATAAGGACCCGTTTCAGCTTTAATCAGCACTTGAACCTGTTCTAATGTTAGAGCCATGTATTTACTCTCCTTTCTTCAGATTCTTGTTAAACCTTTCCGCAAACGTCCTTAATCTCTCTTTGTTTATCTCTAATTCATTTTGACGTTGTAATTCTTCTGCAGCTTCTTGTTCTTCCTTGAATAAATCTTGGTAGATTTCATGTAGTTGTTTTGGTTTTACTTTGTCGTCAAATAAAGAAGCCACACAATCACGTATCATGAACGCTTGCATATAATTGTTGGATATTTCTTGTTTAATTTTCGCTTTTTCTACACGTCGACGAGATTCGATAATATCAATCACTTCATCAACGCCGTAATTCCAAAAAGAAACGACCTCCACCCCGCAGTCAAGAGCTACAGGGTAAAGGTCATATATTAGATCCGTGAGGGTTAGATGTTCGCTTTGGCCATTTCCACGTTTTCGCTCATCGTTTGCCCCATCTCTACTGAGAAAAAACCCGATACTTCAAACAACGGAAGAAGAACATTAGTAAATAATTCTAATTGTGAACCACCCTCATCAATATATTTATCAACTAATTCTTTAACATCTTTAAATGAAATGCCGTGATGGTATCTATGTAAGGATACATGGATAATTCCACACATTACATTTAAAGCTGGGATTGTATCTAATAATGTTAATAGATTACATTTAGTTGTTTTTTCTAACTGACAAATGCCGTCAGTAGTAAGTTTAAGTTTATATTCCGTATCTCCTACTTTCCAAGATACATACGGACGTCGTTTTGGTTTTACTTCTTCTTTAGTTTCTACTACTTTTTCTTCTTGTTCCTCGAACATCTAAATTCCTCCTAATTTTTAAAGCTCTTTATCGCCGTCTACAAAGTCTAGTTCAGAACGTAATGTGATCTTAAGCGTTGTTTCAATTACTGAGTTCACGCCACCGCCAGAAACTTTTACTGACACTTGACCTGAGAATTTAACTTTTGTTCCGTCTGGATATGCGTGTTCAAAGAAAACAACTGTGCCGTTTTCCATGAATTTACGCATTTTACGGTATGTTGATTGAGCATCTTTGTTTAAGTATTTCAATTTATACTCTAATTCGCCCGCATCTCCAATACCTTGTTCATATTTTTTTACTTTGTCTAATAGTGTCGTGTTTTCCACTTTTTCTGGTTCTGTTCCTAATTCTGGAACTTCTTTTAATTCAGGGATAAGAGTAGTTACTGCTTCTGCACTTTCCCCATATTTTAACGTAATTCCGTTTGCTAACATTCAATTACTTCCTTTCTTAATCTGAATAGTTTTTGTGATATACGTGTAATCTTTCTTTGTCTATGATGCCGTTAAATCTCATCAGCTTATGTCTTAGTTGTTGGTTATCGGGTATATCTTGAGATGTTACCCGTTTAAACCCTAATGCAACAAAAGCATCGTTAATCTTCACGGCTACTTCTGATGTACTCTTATTACTCCAAATATGTACTGTGTAACTAATGTCTGACTTCTCCTCGCCTTCGATTGTGTATTCACTAGGCTTGTTTTCGTCTTCCAAGTACACGACAATTGGAAACTTTTCCCAATCTTCCGGATATGCATCAGTAACATTATCCGTGATTGCTTTTAACGCTCTGAAAACGTCAGGCTTAACGTTAATCAAATAGATAACCTCCTTATAACTCCAACTACAGTATTCATGAATATAGGTGGAATTTTATCCTCGTTTTCTTTCAACGCTGGATACATAAATGGTTGAGCTTTTTGTCCGTCTGTCCAATAGATATATTCTCCGTCAGGTAGTTTACCAACTATCCAGTTATACCCGTTTGCAATATCGTTATTCAACAAATGCCCAGGTATCCACCACGGGTCCGTTCTATAAGATACGCTCACATTCGGACTGATGCCCGCATGGTTCGCTGCGCCCTCAGGACCTGTACCAAATTCAACGTATGTAGCGTGATCACTATTTGAATAAACAGTCCCTATAACGTCGTCACCTTCCAGTTTTACCTTGGTCTTAATAGACTTGCGTAAATCACCTTGAAAGGCTGGCGCTTTTCTTTTAGCCGTACCTTGTACTTTCTTAGTAACTACACCCATTGCAATTTTTTTAATTGCATCTACAGTGTTTTGAGGAAGAATAGAAAGTTTCTCTACTAGTTCATCCCAACCTTCGTTCATTTTCTAATCGCCTCCAATAAAAGTACTCTGTGACCCGTATAACCTCTATCGCTGACAACCTTGTAATCTGGTTTATCGGTACTGCGAATAGCCACGCCGTCTTTTTCGGCTATGTCTACGTCGTTATAACAATTCGCATTGTACATATACGCTAAACGCTCGCCGTACATTTCAGCTTGTAGCTTTCCGCCTGCTGGCCACACTTCCAAATCACATTCGATAGGTTCCGTGCTGTAGTCTGTATACGTTCCGCCTTCATCATCAGTTGTGGTCTGCCATTTATAGACTTTATACGTCTTTAGGTTTTTCAAATGCACGTCCGCCACACCTCACTAACCTAGCTTGTTTAATACTTGATTGAATATTCAAAGGCAATTCCGTCAGATACGTGATTGATATTCCACCTTCACTTCTACTTACTTCCCCTTGATTATCCAAACGATTGTATAAGTATTGCGCCAATTGCAACTGTGTCATTACTAAGGATAACGGTACGTGTGTTCGATTCGTTTCCACTAATATTGTATTTTCTGCTTGTTCTAACAAAAGAGAGAGTAACTCCTCGTTACTCTCCTTCGTTAAAACTTTCAGTTGCTTCAGTAGGTCCATAATCTTCCCCCACTTCTTCGAAATAATCAGAGAACTGTTCTTCATTATCCTCTAATTTCTTAGTGAACAACTCTTTTTGTTCTTCTGTTATTTCTATTTTCTCTCCTGGTTTATACGATTTGCCTTCTCTTCGTATAAATACAGGTTCTAAGACTTTATAAAACATTCTTACCTCCTATTAAGCAGTAATCTTGATTTTAACTACTTTCTTAGCATTTTGTAAGTATGCCCCGTAATGCTTATCTGCAAAGTATCCAGTAGATTTCTTAGATGCATAACGTTCAATTTCAAGTAACGTCTCACGTTTTAACGCGATCTTGAATGCTTTTGTTCCATCTTCTTCATCAGGATTCATTTGAACCATGAACGCTTCTGTTTTCGCTAATTTCTTCGATTTAACAATTAAAGTATTGAAGATTTTACCGTAAGTTCCATTGATAAACGCTTCAGCACCTAATTGTGAACCGTTTAAGAATTCTTTACCTGCTTCAATACGTAATGCATTAGCCACTGTAGGATGGCATAATAACACGAAAACATCGTTGTTAGATTCTAATTCAAAGATATCTTGCGCGTTGCTTAAATCAGCTACTGTAAAGCCTTTTGTTGTTGTAAGTGATTGTGTTGCTGTTTTAGCCGCTGCAAGTACGTCATTGTCTACTTTTTGGTCAATAGATTTTGCTAATTGACGCATTGCTGTTCCTTCTGGGTCGCCTGCACCAGATAATTTAGCTTCATCAGTGAGTTCTACCCCTTTAGCAGCCTTTTTAACCTTCATAGTAGTTGTAGTTTTGCCTAATTGTTCCACTGGAATCGCTTCACCTTCACCGATATCTGTTGCGTCTCCGATGTAGTTCCATTGGTGAACTGTTAATGTTGAACCAGGAACTCCTACTAATGTGTCATCAATATCTGCTAAAGGTGCAAATTGAATGTTTTTACCAATGTTTTCTTGAAGCATGTCTGCTAATACTTCTGGATCTGCTACGTTTGTTAATTTTGTTTGTCCTGCTACCATAATTTATTTATCTTCCTTTCAGTTGTTCGTATAGTTCTGGATTTGTTTGTTTTAGTTCCGTGCGTTGAGCAATTGTCATTTTCCGGAACTCTTGAGTGCTGATGCCTTGATTTTCTGGAGCTTTTTCAATAGGTGCACTACCTTTCAAGCGTTGTTCTACGGCTTTATTGACCGCTGACATAAACGCTTTTTCCACTGCAACAATGGACTCGTTGCATGCTTCTGCGTTGCTATAATCTAATACTGCTGATAGTTCAATAGGCAATCCTTTATCCGCTAGTGTTTCTTTGGCAGTTGCAGTAAGTTCACGTTTTGTGATTGCTGCTTCACGTTCGGCTAGTTCTTTATCACGTTGCTCACGTTCATACTTAGCTTTTTCTTCCGCATTCATCTTGGCTAACTTTGTGGCTTCTTCAACCTTCTCATCCGTTTTTTTCTGCCAATCTTTTCGTTTCTTGCCCATCATCGCATCTACATCGTTATCGCTGTATTTCTTTTCGTCTCGTGGATCTATTTCTTCAGGTTCTGCAGCTACCTTTGTTTCTTCAACCACTTCGACATTGTTATTTTCTTGTTCCATAAGAACCTCCATGTTTAAAGTCGTCCCCGACTATAGATTCCTTAGCTTTTAATGCCTTCCAAGCCTGGGCAAAATAAAAAGCCGATTACCTAAGTAATCAGCGTTTTAATTTCAAGAATAAGTACTTCAGCACACACAACACGCATGCGATGAAGATTAAAGTTAGGCCTAGCAACAACGGGATTAAAATAGGCGAAAACACCCAAAACCAACTCATCGTACTAAAACCGAATACCTTTGCCGTTGCGAAAATCAATGTAAGCAACATTAAAAACAAACTTGCAATTCCTTTTTCCATTTTTTACCTCCTTGTAAAATAAAAAGCACTCAACAATCGTCAAGTGCTTTCTGTTTGATTTCTTCCATTGTGCGAACGTCTGACGTTCAAACTCTTTGAATTCTTTTTCGCTTATATCCTTCATGTAATCGTCTGGAATATGCGCGATTGTTGTCGCTCTACAGAATACGTGTAGAGGCGGATAGTTCACACCTGGTTTCCTATCCTTCACTTTATATATCTTTCCGTCATGCTCTCTACATAGACTAGACGTGCGATTGTCCAATACTGATACATACTCGTACTCATCTATAAAGCATTCTTCATAGCCTATTGCTTCCATTTCTGCTTCTACGTATGTGCTTTCTGTTCTAACTAAACGTCTTGCGTTGAAATAGCTCACATCCATCCTGGAAGCTATCTGCTTTGCCATATCATCAACGCTTCTACCTGTCAGATAATTGACCATAAATTCTTCTTTGAGCGTTTCACCTAGATGATGCGTATTATCCCAAATAGATTCACTAAAATGCTTTTTGGACCAATTCACTTTTAAAAGGTCTTCAACAACCTGTTCATCAAATTGAGTGAAGTTAAAACTCACGCCTGCTTGTTGTTGAGTCAAATAGATTGAATGTAAATAAGCATCCTCTGCTGTGTGAATCAAATGTCTCGTTACAAGCCTTACATCACGTTTTGCTAACCTCTCAACCATTTTATCTATCTCTTCACTAGAGTTGCGTAGTGCTTCAATACGATGCGCGTATGCAGCACTATTCATTTCAGCTAACACATCAGCGTTGATGTTCATATTTTCTAGCTCGCGTTTAACTGAATCTACATTCGTTCCTGCTCGATAAATTAAATCTCTAGCTTGTTGTTCCGTTAGTCCATAAGCTCGTTGGAACCTTTGAAATATCTTCTCTGCTTCTTCTTCCAGTCGTTTCTGTGCTAGATAGTATCCTTGGTTCATTACCTGGGCAGTGTCTTCCGCTTTGCCCATTTGTTTTACCATAAATTGAGCTTTACGCTTTGCCCAATAATCGTTATTCGGCTTCATCTACATCATCTCTATTTAGTGGAGTGTTCGAGAACAATTCTCTTTGTTCTTCAACCGCTTGTTTTTTCTGTTCTTGCAACTTCTCTACTTCACTTGCCGGGTCCTCAATAAACGGAAGCACACCTAACAACGTTTCATCAGTTACTTTTCCGTGCAGATTAGACACAATCTGTGATAATTCAAGTAAGTTTTTCGGTAATGCGCGATTAAATTGAGCAACGATACTGTTTGCTTCTAACGCAATAGATGTTAACCCTAATCTATGACAAAAAATTCGGATACGTTTACGTAATCCTTTACGATAGTATCGTTCTTTTATGTTCGTAATCATCGCAAGTCCTAGAATCTTGTATTCCATTGCAACACCTGATGTGTTCCCTGCGAAGTTCTCATCAGACAAATTAGGAACATGGCTAAATGTGTAAATATCTTCCTTGATTGCTTTACGCAAGATTTCAACGCCTGCTTCATCCAACGTGCGAATTAAGTATTCTGCTTTAGCGTCAGAAGGCAGTTCCATTAACCTGCTTTCCTGTAATGCTTTAGCAAACTTAGGCATGTCTTCTGGATCATCAATAACACCCGCACCGTACAATAGCAAGATCGCGTCAACGAACTGTTCTTTGTCCGTTAAGTGCGTTAACGTCAATTTGTTATACGCGTCAATCAATTTAATTTGTTGTTCAAAATCACCAATACGATACTTATTATTCTGATACTCAATTACTGGAATCTCTCCCATGTAATGTGGAGTCGTTGTTGTTTTGTCTGATTGTAAAAGACCTCCGCTCATTTGTAACAACATAGAGTGTCTTAAGTTTTCTGTGAACACTTCTGCACGATAGATTGTCGTTTCATTTCTGCTATCTGTACGCTCGTAATAGTAGACTGCAAATAACGGCTTTTGCTCAATGGAATCATCATACACAATGAATGTGTTCGTTGGTTCTAACGACTTAACATCTAATTCATTTGAGTTTTCTTTAGCGTAAATGTACTCATATGCCACACCGTAGATTGACATATCAATTGCGTTATCATAGTCGTTCTCGTCTATTTCAGCGTTGTCAAAAGCTTTAAGCAATGGGTTAATATCAACATCTCCTGAATTGTTATACGTGATTGGATTGCCTAAAAAATATCCAGTTGCAGTATCTGAAATATCTTTAGCGTGATTGCTGACTAATTCTTCATCCTGCTTTGCTAAATAATATTTCATGTTCTTGCCTAATCGTGCTGAGTTCGCCCTGTGTTTCAGAATTAAGCTTGAGATTAGTGCTTTATCTAAATTATTTTCATCGTAACTGTCCCTTGGGTAAGTAAACATTTAGTAGAACCCCATCCTTTCTTTGTTAAATAATTTCGCTTTAGGAGCTTCAATACATTGCAAGCTATATCGCAACGCGTCCATTAAGTGGTTGTTCTTATCCTCTGGTTTATTCAACCAGTTACCTTCTTTGTCTTGTTGATAGCAATAACTGTAAAACTCATCCATGATATGCGTACAAGATGGATGCACAAAAATAGAGTATCCTTGTAATTTGGATACTCCTGCCATAATGCTGTCTTTTCCTTTACGACTTTCTTTCAATCGTAAGATGTTATATTCTGTTTGCAATTCTTTAATCAACCTCGGTTCTGCACTATCTGCGATGATGCGTGACTTAGCATAGCCTTTGTCTCGTATCATCTTAGCTACGTCTTTTGTTATCAAACCAACCTGATACGCTTCATCGAAGATATATATTTCTTTCTTTTGTTCGTTAATCAAACTCGAACATAACGCGGTAGGGTCATGTGTGAAACCAAAGTCAAGGCCGATTGCTAATTGATACGCTTTATCTTTCAGCAGTTTGTCTTTATCAAAATCCTTGACCTGGACATTCTCATAAATAAGACCTTCAGCAACACCCCACTGACCATCACATACAATCCTTGCACGCCTTGGGTTAGTTTTATACAAGTCCTCATATCGTTGTATATCGACTTCATCTAACCACTCGTTACATCTAAACGTGGTCGTAAGTGCTAATGTATCTGCTCGCTGTGTTTTTTCATCGAAGAATACACGTTTCAACCAGTGCCGTTCATTCCACGGGTTGAATGTTACGGTTATCTGTTTAAAAAAGTCTGGAGCATCTAACGTTCCACGGATTGATTCAACCACCGTACTAAACTTTTCTTCATTTTCGATTTGGTACGCTTCTTCACAATTTGTTACGAATATATCGTTTCCATATATTCTCTCTATATTTCTATAGAGTTCAGACTATATCATTACTCTTTATACAAGAGTACCTCCCGCTTCGGGTTCACTCAAACCCTACTCTACTCCATTAAAAAAAGACATCTTTAAGATGCCTTTTCTTTGTTTCGATAGTCGTTGCACGTTTTTAATTGATATTTTTATAAGATAATCCTCTAACAACTAAGCCAATCACTCTTGGAGTTGTATCAAACTTTTTAGAAAGTCCGACAGTTCCAAATACTTTATCATTACGTTTGTAATATTTTCTAATATATCGAACATCACTTTCTGATAATTTAGCTTGAGTATTCGTATTTCCACGCATCGGTTTTTTCAAACCGTTATCGTAAGCATGTTGCATGTTTTCATCTCGTGTCATCCATTCTAAATTTTCTACACGATTATCTAACTTGTCTCCATTCTTATGATTAACGGTTGGTTTATTATCTGGATTTGGAATAAAAGTCTCAGCAACTAAACGATTCACTCGAAATTCTTTTGGTTTACCGTCTTTCGATAAACTCACTCGTCTATATCCATCTCTTGTTAATCTGTTAGCTGATAGGATTCGTCCAGCAATGAATCTGTTACCATATTGTCGTGGTAATGAGATAACTACTCCTTCATCACTTACTTGGTATAATCCTTCATACCCTTTTACATCTTTCCAAATCATTATCTTATTCTCCTTTTCTTTTTTTATATCAATTAAACTTCGCTCATGATTGCCCTCGTCTTTACGTTAGGGTTTCCCATGAATTCAAGAGGTTTTACTTGGTCTGATATGTTAAACCAAGCCCAACAAAGAATACCAACATCTACTGTAATAGAGGTTATCTTCAACTCATCGTCTAACCCTCGAAATAATATCTTTTGCCCAGTAGCTTTTACAGTTATTTCAGGTAGCGACTCGTTAAATTTAAATAAATGAGCAACTTTCAATTTGTTAGCTGCCCATTTGAAGTCCGTGTACGTTGATTGTTTATTCGTATTTGAGTATCTCCGGACCACTAGTAAATTAGACCACGGATATTTCAAAATACGTGTCACAAAGTTCAATGCTGTCGTTTTAGATTTTTTAGATCCACGCGATCCTTTTACAACTCGATAGAAATTCTTAGAACGCCAAAAAGTTCCGTAACCTTTGCCGATTACAGCAGGCAGGTTAATCTTGGATGTCGTCTTCATTCATAAACACCACCGTGCCTGTAACATCAACTTCTGATTTGTCCGTCCATAGTTTATAGCGTTTGCCTAAAAGTTCGGCAGCTTTAATTCTATCTTTCGCTCCTACATCAATTTCTGCAATTACTTGCCCAGATTCGCCAACGCTTCTTAACGTCTGCTCAGTCATTTCACCACGCATTACCGATGACAAATAACTCAGCACTTCTTGTTGGCTTGCTATTTTCTCAGATTCGAGCTGTGCCAGTCGTTCATCTATATAGTTTTTTATTCCTACATTTTCCAACAATTTATGGCTTTGTGCTTTTGCATATTTTTCAGAATAACCAGCTTCAACCGCTGATTTATAAAGATTTCCTGTGATGATGTACTCATCCGCAAATCGTTGTTGTTTCAATGTCATTTTCGTCATTTTCCATCACCTCTTTTCATTGCATACAAAAACCCTTCGAGCTAGGGGACTCGAAGGGAAAAATTAAAGGAGTAAAACCATGAGCAAAAAGAAATCTTTCACATCTTTTCACATCGTAACTATATCATAGATTATTTAGTACTGTTCGGTACAGAATCATCTTTTTTAGTACATTTTTCTATTTTTTTGATAGCTTCATCATGAAGAATGAAAAGTGTTGTTTTGGATATCTGTAATTCTTCAGCAATCTCATCCCAACCTTTAGAAGAAATGTATTTCATCCAAATGATTGTTCGCTCTCTAGAATCATCCAATTGTTCAATTGCTTGGATAAGTTGATATTTTAAATCGACCAACTTATCAACCGTTTCATCGATATAATCACTCAAATTGATTATCTTAACGTAAGCATCGTCTTTGAGGCCCGCTTTTGACTCTTGCACATTAATTTCTTTTAGAGAAGGAGATTTCAAGAAAGAATTGTTCAAGCGATCTAACTCTTCCATTTTTGTTTTCACTTCCAAATCTATTAAACGAATTTGTTTTAATTGATGTTTAATTCCCATTCTTCACATCCTCTCTAATCTTTTTGACTAACGTTGGTCCAAAGTCTTCAGTATCTGATAAATAATCAAAATACTGACTGAAAAAGAACCGTTCACAATCCATCTTCACATTCCACGCTGTTCGATGATGCCTATTCTTGAAATGTTTTTCTTTCAAATTCCAATTGGAATCAACGACCTTTTTTGAAAGCAAGTACCTTAAGGTTGCTTTATAATCATCAACAGCCCTTTCAATGATTCCGGCACATAATAAGTAATAACCTCTATCGTCCATTATTCACCTCACAATAGAGCTTCTAACTTATCAATTTGAAACCCCGACCATGACTTTTCTTTGTCTCCAATTTCATCATCAATAGCCACAACTGGAAGAGTTTGCCATCCATAATGTTTCAAGAGTTCAAACGCCCCTGGATTCGCTTCGATGTCCACATTTTCGTATTCGATTTTGTTTTGGTCGAGCCACATTTTCGTGTACATACACTCCATACATCTCGGTTTAGAGTAAACTGTAATCATTTACCATCCTCCTCTACTGAAGTAGCTAATCCCAAGATTTTTTCTGTGTTGATTGTTGCACGTTTCTTTTTACCAGTTGACATGCTAACATAATTAAACTCTATGAATTCCATAGTATTGCTCAATATAGTTGCATTCTCAAATTTGAATGTTTTTCCATTTTCTAAAAATAAAGTTAGTTCCATATTTTTCATTCTCCTTTTCAAATTACGATTGATTTACTTTTTTATATATGTTTTTAATATGTTTGTTTATATCCTCCCTAATCACGTTTGATATAAGATGACAAATTTCTTCATGAGTAAGCTTACGCAACGCATCCAAATCAATGTAGATATCGTATACGAATCGAATATAGTTCAATTTATCTTTCTGAATCTTTCTCAATTTGAAGAATAGGACATCCCAATGTTTAATCTTATAGTGTGGGACTTCTAGTCCAATCAACTTGCCTCTAGCTTTATCATCTTGAGTGTAGCCATGCAGCTCGAACGAATATCCCTCGTTCTTCAATATATAATTGATCCGTTCTATCGTTGCCACATCCTTTCGAAGGTATCGAATATCCATTCGACAACATAGGCAATCGTATCTCCAATCCATTCAGCGATGTCGAATACGATGTAAGCGAAGTTGAAGAGAAATACGAACAAAGCCACGAATAAGAACGATAGAATCACACCTAACGCAATCATCGTAAAACACATCGTTACTCCTCCTCTAAATCTTCACCATCGATTAATTCTATCGATTTTTCAACCATATCTCTTATATCCCAAATTACAGATTCACCTTTGTATCCAACAATGATACTCAAGCCATTTAAACTTCTACTAATTTCAATTTTTTCACCGTTCTCTTGATGGGTTGCGGTTCCAATTAGCTCTCTCATAATTAACTGGTTTTTCTCTAATATTTCTGGTTTAATCATTTAATCACTCCTCCAAATCCACATCGGGATCTATATGCTTATCTGGAATATATACTTCCGCAGCACCAAATTTTGAAATTTCATTAAGAACCGCTTGAAGTCGTTGTTTGAAATCGTCTGTTGTTTCTTCCCATAACATTCCTGCCATGTTGTCATATCCATTATCTTCCATACTGTCATATATCCACTCTAGTACGTCAGCTGCATCTACCTTTCGAACTTCTATTCGTGGTATATAGTACGTGTTTCTATCCGTTGGGTGATAAGTGTTCCATTCACGTCTTAAATCACACATAGGTGCTACGAAACAAGTATTTGTTTCTATATACCATTCTTCCTTTTCTGTATCATTGATTGTCACTGTTTCCATTTTTTGTTCCCCTTATGTTTTGTTGTTATCCTCTCATGTTCTCCTGGATTGACATCACAATCCCTGCGATTGAACCAATTAATATTAGAATTGACATAATTGCTGCGTATATCAGTAATGGCAGCGTGGCTACAAACCAAGTGATTAGAACTCCAGCTAATTTAATAATTACTAATAACACAGTTAAACTTAACGCTAATCCAAATATATATATTAGTAGTTCTGCTGTTTCATCTTCCATCTTTCTACACCTCGCAATTAATGAATAAAGCTTCGATTTCATTTTTAAAAAGTTCAATTGCATCAAATACATCTACCCATTTTTGGAAATATCCAAAAAGTGGAAAATTATTTGTTTCTTTATCATGGTAGCACGCCAAATAATTATCTTTGGTATAACACATGTAGTGTTTTTCTTCGTTATAATCTTCCCAATTTGGCTTCCAATTATTATTACATTTATCTCTAAATATTTTGACTCGATTCAGCAGGTCTCTTCTTTTTGATTCTAACCTTGCTTCTTGTTCAGAATAGAAGATGTGTCCTTGACTCATAGCTTGCTTTATCCATTCGTGATTTCCAAAAATACGATGTTCAATATTCCCAAACTGATCAACATACCAAAATTCGTCTCCCTCTTTCAATGGACATTCCGTACATTCCAACATATAAATCTTTCTATCCAATTCTGCTCTTTGCTTTTTAAGTTCTATTAGGTTTTCCATTGCTATTCCTCCTCAAAATCAACAAATGGATTGATAGACTCATCAATGTCGTAAACTTTAGCACTAGGAAATTCAGAAATTTCATCAAGTAGTTCCTGAAATCTTTGTTTAAATTTTTCGGTCGTGTCGTCCCATAAATGTATACTCATTTCTTCGTACCCATCATCTTCCATAGAATCATATATCCAATCCAAAACAGTTTCAGCAGAAAATTTATTTACTTTTTCTTTTGAAGTTCGAAAACCGCTTCTTTCATCTACACTTAACGAGTTCCATTCATGTTTTAAATCGCATGCCTCTATTTGAGAATGGGTTTGTTCGTTAAACAACAATTCATCGTCTTGTATTTCGTTAATTGTTTTCATTTACCTATTCCTCACAATCTCCGAATAGAGTTTTGATTTCATCACCGAATAATCTGATGGCTTTTTTGCAATCGTTAAAGTGTTTAAAATATCCAAATTCAGATAAAGGGTTTGTATAACAACTTACACCTACCCTTATTTTATTTTTGCTTAAAAATATAAAGTACTTATTGTCAATAAGGCTGCCCCAATCAGGCTTCCACCCGTTATTGCATTCATCACGGAACGCTCTAAATCGTGTAAGTAGGTTTCTACGTTTGATTTCTAGTTCAATCGCTTCTTGTGTTGGAAATGTGTTGCCTTGCACCGAAGCAATTTCATCAAAAAGATTATTTGTCCATTCCATTTTTTGAAAACCTCCAAAACAAGTTAATAGCCAATATTCATCCCCTATTTTATACAGGGGTTTCATTTCCCATTTATCTTCCATCGTTATCCTCCATATCTTTTTAAAAGTTTAAATTCACGTTCCATTTCTTTTTCAATTCGCTCTTTGATTTTTTCTTTCACCATTTCGTTTACTTTTCTAAATCCGTATCTATCAATCAAAGCTTCATCAACGTATGCATCGTAGTGATACTTCAATGCTTCGCCAAATAATTTAGATTCCACAATATTGATTTGCTCTTCGAAAAATTGTTCTTTCAGCGATTCAACAATTGTATTCCGCAAATAATCATCAAAAAAAATGATTCTGAAGTTGACTTTAATTGTCATCGACATTTCAGTCATCGACATTTCCATTTTGTCCATATTTCTACCTCCTTTGCATCCAGCACTCGTTTGCTACTTTCCCACACTTGTCTAGGCGGATGGAAAGTAATCGTCTTTTCGAGTAAAATATCCAAAGATTCCTCGAATTTACATTGTTCTCCATACTTACCATCAACTTCAAGCTCTCCATATTTCTCTTTTAAACTATCGATTAATTTCTTAATGTTTAGTTTCTTAGTATTGAGTTTCTTCTTCCTCATTTAGATTATCTCCTTAAGTCGCACTCATCAGTCCACATTGTTCGAGTGGTTGTCCTAATCTTCGAGGCTTTTTCATGAGTTTATTACAATCTTTTAGAGCGATAGCTTCTACGGTCTTGAGCGATGTTTCGAATCCAATCAAGAAAGCAAATCGTTCGTCATAGCTCATCTCTTCAAGTTGACCGTATCCAATATCCTTTTGAAATTGCTTCATAGCTCCCAAGTACATCGAGACATCCTTGTACTTGCAATGAGCCACAATCAAGTAGTGAACATCTTCTTTTAATTGTTCGAATTCACTTTTAGCCAACCGACTTCACCGCCTGTTCTACTTTGGGTAGATTCTCTACAATCTTGTCTCTCGTATTGATTGCAATCGAGTACGGATCCTTCATAAATTTGACTAACGTATTCGCATTCACTTTTAGTGCTCTTGAAGCAGCAAGCATCTTTTCGTTTGAATCTCCAATCATTCCATAGATGTACGTGATAACTTCACCGAAATTCTCACCCATCATTTTTGAAGAAACGTGAATCACTCGTTCTTGATACGGATCCTTAATGATATCCCCTTCGATGGAATGTTCTTTAATAAATGCTAGTGCTTCATTTGGTGTGTCGAAATGCATTGCTTCTCTAATGTTGTTCGTAAGTTTGTGCGTATACCTCGGATGATTCTTCGCAAGATATCCCATCATACTTGAGTAGTCTTCGATACGTTGGAAGTACCATTGCGGACTTTTAGTATCTCGAATGACATACAAATTTATACTATTCATGAGCATCACTCCTTCAATATTTTTTTCTTAAAAATTAACCAGGGTTACATGGTTACACGTATTTTTGAAAAATATTAAATAAAAAAACAAGAATGTTGATTTAATAGGCTTTTATACTTACGATATACTTTTTCTAAAAAAAACATGTAAACATGTAACCTTTTATATAAAAAGCATCTATAAACATTGTTAAATCAACGTTTTAAAGAGTTGGTATAGATGTATGGTTTATTTTAACAAAATAATATATATAACTTATATATGGTAGCTGTAATATATATTTATTATACTCATTATATTTATTATATTTTTTATTAATAATAACTATACTTCTATACCAAATATTAATAAAACATAGATGTATCAAGGTTTTTCATGTGGGATAGTTTTTTTTAAAATTCCATACTCAACTACACCTAATCTATACTTAAACTTTTAGATCCTTATTTTTTCTTTTAAAGCCATTCACTTTTTTACCGTTTCTATCAATCTTATTTGACTTTTCCCAATTTGGTAAATTGTTCATTACTTTGTTTATATCTTTAGCAAGTTTTGAACCTCCTAAATTCATTTTAAATTCTTCTCCGTCTCCAACTAAATACCCTAACTCATACGAAGTAATATCCTGTATTTTGGTTTCTTGTGGAAAACTTTCATCAATTGTACTAAAATTAACAAAGTTATATACATATTTATATAAATTTATTCTAGTATTAGCATTTTTTAATAAATCTATCCAGTTATTAGGTAATAACATTTCAAGAATAGCATTTATTTTTTCTTCTAGTGGGTTATATTCTAAAGCTTCACTTGTTAATTTTCTCATGTGTAACTTTGCTTGATTTGATATCAATAATGTTTCTTTGTTCTGATACCATTGATAAACTTCACTCCATAATTGCAATATATAGTCTTCTTTAACGTCAAAAATATTCATCTTTCTATTTTCTTCATCTCCATACATTATCCAGTATCTACGGTTTCCAGTCCTATCAGTTAAAATTTCTTTATCATTAGTAGTTCCGCAAATAATAAAATGTCGTTCATGAACTCTAGCTTTTTTATCGTATTTACCTCTATAAGTATCACTTGTTTCACTTAACCACGCTTTAAACGTATCAATATCAGTTTTTTTCATTGTAGCTAATTCTGTAAAATCAACAATCCATGCTAACTCTATTTTTATGAGTGTTTCAAGTGATAGTTTTTCGGTTTCTGATACGTAAAAATTCAATGCTAACTTTTTAAATGTTGTACTTTTACTTAAACCCTGGTCTCCGTGTATTATTAACATTTCATCAAATTTAGTTCCAGGCTCAAATAATCTATATATACCAGCTAATAGCCATTTTCTAGTACATTCACGATTATAAACATTGTCTTCAACTCCTAATACATCTATAAAAAAGCTTTCTGTTCTAGGTCTTCCGTCCCACTTTGTACTAAGTATTTTACTTTTTATAGGGTGATATCTATAACGTTCACTAGCACTAGTTACTGCTGTATCTATATCACCATTTTTAGCTTTAAATTTAAATCTTTTTTCTATATCCATTCTTATTAAGTTCCTTTCACGTTCTTCATAGTTTGTTGTTTCACCTTGTTTATTTATTATCTCTATCACATGTGATAGTTCATTATATTCAACTGGTACAATTGATAAGATAATCTTTTCAAGGTTCTCTAAGGTCTGAATAACCTTTCCGCTCTCATTAGTTGAAATTTTCATTTTTTCTTTAGTAACTGCATTAGTTACCTGTATGCCTTGTTGAGTTTTTTGAAACTTGCTTGTAAAAGTATAATCATTCTTAAAATACTCTATACTGCCGTTAGATAAGGTTATTTCCCTCTCTAATTCCCTAAGGTTATTTTCTTTCCATTCTTCATTGTTCAAAGCTAATAACTCTATACATTTGATAGCTGTACTTTTTTCTATTTCTCCACTAACCACGCTTTTAGCTATTACAGTTAAACATGATAAATAATACTCATTTCTTTCTTGTAGATTTTCTTTTTCATTTTCAACATACTTTTCCATTATAGAAATGGCTTGATCATGTGGTATTTGCTTTATAGCTTCATTAGAATATGTGGCAATAACTTTCTTTTCTTCTATAACCGCTTCTTGTACTGGATAAGGTAAACCGTCTAGGTGTTTAATAAATATAAACTCATTATCACGTACTGCAATAGGTAACCCTTGTAATTGAGATCATGTACAACTACTAGTATCATAATTAATATTAAGTAGCTGTATAACGTGCTGTATAGTCGGTTTGTATTCATCTTTGACTATATATCCCTACTAGGTTCTAATACAAGCCTTAAACGTGGATTATTTGCCTTGTATGAGATAGTTGAGTATAAAAGGTATTTATAACTAGCTAACTTCTCTTGTATGATGTCTTGTACTTCTTGAGATGTTAAGCCAGTATCTTCAATATCGATTACAATTAAATCTCTTGTTTTTAGGTTGTTATCGTTTCTTGTATAACTTCCGTCTTCATTAGATTTAATATATCCACTAATAAAATACAACATGTTATTAGCTTTATACTGCTTGATGTCTTCATCTTGGCTTATAGTAGGTGTGTTAGTGCTTGCTAGGGTTTCTAACGCTGTTTTATCAGTATCAACAACTTTTAATACATTACTTTTTAACCCTGTTTGTCTAAATATCAAATTACATCACCTCATTTTGTTCTAAACTATGAAGTAAATCGTCAACATCTTCAAAGAACACTTCTTCAAGTACTGGTATCATCTCACTAATAGATGTTACAAAGTCCTCTTTAAACTGTTCTAATAACTC